TGGAATCAGTACCAGTCGAACGTGCAGGGTGCGTGCAATGACGTGGTGGACTGGGTGCGGCCCAAGTACGTTTTCGACTACTACACCAGCACCACGCTGGTCACCACCAAGCGCCAGCTGCCTTCGTGGGTTTGGTGGACCGTTGCAGGCGTCGTGGTGTTGGTGGGACTGGTGTGGTTCACCAAGTTGTACTTTCAAGGACAGGTCGACAAGGCGCGTGCCGAGCATCAAACCCGGACGGGTGCACCGTCGTCCGTCCTCGCCCCGAGCGGTAGCGCAGGGGCGGGGGCGGACGCCACGCAACCCAAGTGGGACACCTTGGTCGACTACGCCAAGGCGCATAACCCGCGCTTCGGCACCATGCCCTGGACCGCGCCGATCTTCGATCAGCGTCCGGCCATGTCCGACCCGCAGATCGTGTGCATGTCCAGCACGGGCGGCAACGATGCCCAGGGCCACTACAAGGCCCCGTCTTGCACGTGCTACACCGAGCAATCGACGCTGTACGAAGTGAGCGAGCCGGAGTGCCGCACGATTGCCCGCAACGGGCCGCAGTACAACCCGTACCGCACCACCCAGCCGCCCCCGCCGCCGTCGGTTCAGCCGATGCAGGGGCAGGGCGCTGATACGTCGATCAAGCCTGCGCCGCTGGCGGTGCAGTTCGACAAGCCCAAGGGCATGCCTGTCGGTGCGACGTTCCCCGAAGTCCCGGCCGCGGTGCCGGGCGGCTCATTCTGAGGATTTCGTGATGCGTGACGAAAATGACAAGGCCACCTTGGGCGAGCTGCTGCCGGCCAAGCGTGGCCGGCCTTGCCTCGATCTGGACAACGGCCCGATGACCGATGCCGAACGTGCGAAGCGCTACCGCGTTCGCAAGGCCAAGCGATTGAAGGCAGGCTTTATGCGACCGCAACAGCTGTCGGATGCGCTGCTAGTCGATTTGATCGGCAAGTGTCTTGCCGATGGCTCATCCAAGCGCACTGTGGCGCGCCATGTTGCCGAGCTGGCGCGCCGCTATCCGGCTTAACGGCAAGGATCGTTCGGCACGTCCACCCAAGCATCACCTTCTCGGCGGATGCGTGCGCCATTCATGCATCGCTCGTTTCCGGCCAATGGCCGGTAGTAGCGTGCGGGAGCGGTGTAGGTGGGTGCATCAGCTTCCTGCGGATAAGGCAGCGTCGGTGTCCTCGAACCCAACTGTCGCATCACCTTCTTGGTTTCCGTCTCCAGCTCCCGCACCGCCTGCTGCGCTTCGTACCGCAAATACAGGCCCACAACGATGCTGTGGGCGAGGGCGCCCAAGAACACGCCCAAGGCGATTTGCCACCAGAGATTGGGCCATTCCGATGCCCGTTCCTGCGGCTTGGGGCGGCGGTCAGAACGAATCCTCACATCGGTGAGGTCGGGCGCTCCCAAGGTAGGTTCTTCGCGTTCCATGCATGTTCCCCGGTATTGGACGCGGCCATTCTACGGGGTGAAGGGGCAACGCCCCTTCGGAGACCGCCCTTGATCCCGCCCAGGACGCAACGGGGCGGCATGACGCGTTCCGGGCCTATGCCTTGCGGCGTTGCCCGCCTCGCGCCCCCGGAGACTCGTTTTTCCGGCTCATCAGCACGTCGCGCAGATTGATCACGCCGCAAGCCTTGTGCTGCAATGGTTTTGAGGCATGTCGAGCTCGAGCTCCTCGAGCTTCGGCCATCATCAACCGCCACTCGCGGGCGATGTTGCAGGTCAGGCTCATCCATACCATGTCCTGCGGATGCAGCGTTTGATCTTCGGGTGTCCAGAGATGGCCGGCCTGGAAGCCGAAACCGGCCCAAGGGCCGGTCAGTTCGATGCGTTGCCACGTGGTGTCGATCTTGATGGTGCGGCTCATGCTGCGATTTCCTTGTCGCGTGGGGTGTCCCGCTGTGGCAAGCAAGACAGGAGCCAAAGCCAGATCCACCGAAGGCGGCACGCCAGCTTGTACATAATATGCATTGCGTCCTTTCCGAGCTCGGGATTGACCTCTCCAACCGCATGAATCTGCTGCGGTTTTTCGACACTGCCGATCGCAAACCCGACTGCGCATAACGCCATCGCGGCAGTCGCCGCCAGCTTGCGCCAGACGGCCTTTTCCTCGCGACTGGTCGCTCGTGCCTCTCCTGCAATCCCAAGCACTTTTGCAAGCGGAAGGCCGGTGAATCCGGCCAATGCCGCGCACTGCACTGTGTCTGGCGTTTTTGTGCCATGACGCCATGCGGACACCGCTGATCTGCTGATCTTCATGGCCTTTGCCAAGGCCATATCTGTCTGGAATCCCTGCGCTTTCTTGGCTTCGTCGAGAAGGTCCGAGATTTCCATGTTCTCCACCAGTTGACAGTTGTTCTCCCCTAGATTACAAAGCGTTGTGTTCTCCGTGGGAGAACACCCCGCCCCCGGCCAGCCCCGGACCGGCGCGGCGGGTTTCCGGGCATGGGGCAGGGGAATCGTGATGCGTCACGTAATCCGCATCTGGCGGCGCTACCGCACCGACCTCATCCACGCGTTCGGCGCGGCCTTCATCGTCGGCGTGATCTTCTCGGTCTGCGTGTACGCCCTGGCACTGGCCAGCACCGCAGCAGGGGAGGGCATCCGCTGATGCCTCTAACCCTCGACCCTGCCGCCATTGACCTCACGGCCACCAAGTACGCGTTGTTCTTCGGCTTTGTGGTGTTCATCACCGTGTTACAGGGCTTCGTCGTCGTCCATTTCATTGTTCGCCGTCGGAATGTCCTGCGCCGCGAGTGCGCTCTGGTCGATCTGTACGCCTATGCCGAGCGCCTGCGTCGGCACACCGAGGCAACCCGCCAGCGTGACCTGTTCCAGCCGCAGGAGCGCTCCCATGACTGATCTGGTGGCCTTCGTCGGACCCTTTTCACCGGTCGAGCCCTGCAATCCGTCGCTGTCCGCCGCGATGTGGCCGGCGCAGCCGGCTGGCCCGAGCAGTAACACGGGCCAAAAGTCCCCCGCAGCCCCACCGAGCTTGTCTGCACCGCTCATCGACTTCTGCACGCTGGTGTTCGATGACGACAAGGCCGTGAAGCTGTTCAAAAAGATGCCGGCCACGGAAATCGTGGCCTACGTGTTCGGCACATCTGGCCGGATCGTGTCTGGTCCTCTGACCGATCGGCTGTGGAATTTCCGCTATGACCGCTCCGCGATCCTGATTGATGAAGCCGCTGCCGTGTGCGGCCGTGTCGGGATCAGCAAGGACGGCGAGGTCTGCGTCTCCATCACAGGCCACGGTTGCCAGCACGTCAGGTCCTGGGCACACGTCCACCGCGTGGCCACCGATCTTCGGGCGCATCTCACGCGCCTGGACATTGCCGTCGATGACTTCGACGGCGAGTTCTTCGATGTCAATCACTTTCGCGATCTCTATCACTCCGGAGCCTTCGTCATGAACGGTCGTCCCCCGAAAGCGCGTTTCATCAGCGACGAGGGCAGCCAGTCCGGTTGCTCGCTGTATATCGGCCAGAAAGGCCACAAAGAGCTGAACGTCTACGAGAAAGGCAAGCAGCTGGGTGACCCGGAAAGTGCCTACACCCGCTGTGAGTTGCGCTTGTACGCCAAGCGCATCGACTTGCCGCTGGATGCTCTCATCAACCCCGGCAAGTACTTCGGCGGGGCATATCCGGCACTGGCCGAATTGATCATCGGCGAGCTTGAACGCTTGCAGGTCAAGGAACGCATGGTCGAACCCTCGGCGAAGGCCATGGTGCATGTCATCACCACGCAATGCGGCACGGGCCTGGGCTCGCTCTGGCAAGCCGCCGTGCGCATGGGAGGCAAGGACTACGCCATGCGGATCATCGAGAACTACTTGATTCGCGATGGCGTCCCCGGTCGCTTCAAGCACCTCACCCCGCAGCAGTTGGAACCGCTGCTACAGAACCAGCTCGACAGCCTGTTTCCCGACGCTGCCTAGCAGGGCGTCCGTGCCGCTTGCGGCGCGGGCGCGGCATTCCGCCACCCATCACAAAAAGGCCCATCCCATGAAAGTCACCATCACCGACACCACCGTCAACGAAAAGCAGTGGCGCAAGGACAACCGTTCCGGCGTGATTCGCACGCAGGAAGCCATCGCCGAATGCCCCAAGTTCCGCCAGCGGATCAAGATCGACTTGGGCAACGCCAATGCGTACCCGACCGGTGAGTACCTGGTCGATCTGGAAGATTCCATCGCGGTGAACCAGTTCGGCGATCTCAAGCTCGGTCGTCTGGTTCTGGCCCCTGTCGCGAAGCCTGCGACGGCACCGCATCCGCAGCCCGCACCCGCCAAGGCTGTGGCCTAACCCATGAGCGGCGAGACGTATGTCCTGTACTGCAAGGCCGAGGACTACAACGCCTCGACCGGGGTGTGCGCTGCGCCGTTCTATGGACCCGCGCCGAGTTTTCTACCGCCGCTCGGCGTGACCGACGCACTTGTGATTTCTGCCTCCATCGCCGGCTGCTGGGGTGTGGGCTACATGATCAAGATGGCGCGTCGTGCATCTGGCGGTTAAACCCCAAGACGAGGATTTCACAGATGAACCGTTCCAACCTTCTGGCTTCGGCCACCAAGCTCGGCAAGCGCGTTGCTGCCGGTTCCGCCCTGGCGATGGTGGCAGGTGCTGCCATGGCGCAGGACGCTCTCGCCGATGCTGCTGTCGGCTCGATGGACAAGACCACGCTCATGACCATCGGTGCCGCCGTGCTGGTGCTCGCTGGCGTGATCGCGATCATCAAGGCTGCCCGTCGCGCTGCGGCCTAAGCCAACGACAGGGCAGGGGCGGGGCAATCCCGCCCCTTTTTCGTTACCCGTCACGAAAGGGGCACGTCATGGATTACGCGGGTTACTTCGTCATGATCGGCATGCTGGGTGGGCTATGGATCGCGCTCAACGGCTGATTATTCTTCTCGCCATTTTTCTTTTCCCGTCTTTGGCTCTTGCGCAGTCTTGCCCGATTTCGGCGCCGTGTGATCAAGGCGTGGCTTATGCAGCGGCTGTCGCTGCCGCTTCCGCAAGGGCAGCTCAAGAAAATGCCAAGAAACCGGTTTGGCCTTATTCTCCCAATGTTTATCTTGTAGATAACGGTGGCGGCTCTATCCCTTATTACAATGCCGCCTTGAAAACAACCACGGAACCTAGTGCAGGCTCTGCTGGATTTTTTTATTTCGCTCGCGATAAGACATGCGGCTCACGCCCTGCTGAATCATGGTCTTCTCGCTCTCCTGATATTGCCGCGATGAATGGTGCAATTTCTTGTCGGAATGGCTGTGCCGCTCTGAATACAATGCTAGATTCCGGTGATGGCTCTAGCGCCTCTTATTTTAGTGCTGATTTTTTAAATCAAACCTGCGATACGATCCCTCAGAATTGTGCCCAGTACGGCTCGGGTTGGTATTTCAATGCGATCCACCTTGCGTGCATGCCGCCCCAGAAACCCTGCCCGGATGGTCAGTCGAAAGGCACCAATGGCAAATGCAAGGAAGCCTGTCCCGCCGGCATGGTGGAACAGCCAGATGGCACCTGTAAGCCCAAGGCCAGCGAGTGCCCTGCCGGCCAGGTCAAAGCACCGGATGGTTCCTGCATCGACAACGGCCAGTGTCCTGCCGGCCAGACGAAGGGCGCTGACGGCACGTGCAAACCCGAGAAGCCGCCGGAGGAAGATGGTCCTGACAACTGCCCCGCGGGACAGAAAGCCGATGCCAACGGCAAGTGCCAATACGATGAGAGTTTCAGCGGTGGCGACGATTGCAGCATGCCACCGACGTGCAGCGGCTCGCCGATCCTGTGCGGTCAGGCGCGCATCCAGTGGCGCATCGACTGCAACACCCGCAAGAACACCAACGTCAGTGGCGGCACCTGCGCCAGCGTGCCGGTTTGCACGGGCGACAAATGCGATGCCGTTGAGTATGCCCAGCTGATCCAGCAGTGGAAGACCGCGTGCGCTTTGGAAAAGCTCGCTGCAGGCGGTGCCACAGATCCCGGCGACACCAGCGGCCAACCCGATTGGACCAAGGTGGCCGGCATGTCGCAGGACCCCGGCGCGGGTGCTTCGGGTGATGACACCAAGGTGCTGACCGATAAGGCCGTCGATCTCGGCGCACTGGATCAGTCCGGTCTCGGTGGCGGTGCCTGCATGGGCTTCGTTACCGCCACCGGCGGCGACTCCCTGTCCGGTGGTTTCCTGGAAACGATGGCCAGCCCGCCACCGATCTGGTGCCAGTACATCAACAACATCAAGGCCATCGTGATCCTGTTGGCCTCCGTCACTGCTGCTTTCATCCTTGCCAAGGGGAGTGCTTCCTGATGCCTGCCATCATCGGCGCGCTTGTCGCTGCCCTGTTTTCCGCCCTGCGCACGTACCTGCCGGGCATTCTCGGCCGCGTGCTGCTCGCCTTCGGTATCGGCTTCGTGACGCACACCGTGGCGATGCCTGCGCTCAAGTCCTTCGTCATGTCGAATATGGGTGCCTTGCCTCAAGTGCTTTATGGTTACGTCGATGCCACCGGCCTCGGCGTGGCCGTCACCATCATCCTGTCGGCGTGGTTGGGCAATCAGACCCAGCGCGTCGTTCTGTCGAAGCTGGGGGGCTGATATGGCCCTCTATCTCGTCACCGGCCAGCCTGGGCACGGCAAGACCGCCTACGCCATCGACAAGGCTTTCACGTTCCAGAAAGAGGGCCGGGCGATCTATGCCAACGGCATCAAGGATTTCGATTATGAGCGGGCAGGGTGGAAGTACCTGGACGATCCGACCAAGTGGCAGGACCTGCCAGACGGTGCGGTGATCCTGCTGGATGAGTGCTACACCGTTTTTCCGAATCGCAATCCGGGCGCCAAGGTGCCCGAGCATGTCGAGGCCATGGCACGACACCGGCATCGCGGCTTCGATTTCATCTTGATTGCGCAGCAGGGCTTGCAGCTCGATCCGTTCCTCAAAGGTCTCTACGAAGAACACGTGCATGTTCGTCAGACCTCGATCATGCGCTCCAAGACCAAGCTGAAGCGGTGGAATCAGTACCAGTCGAACGTGCAGGGTGCGTGCAATGACGTGGTGGACTGGGTGCGGCCCAAGTACGTTTTCGACTACTACACCAGCACCACGCTGGTCACCACCAAGCGCCAGCTGCCT